TTCAACAATCTCTGCTACTACTTCTGTTGTTTCTGTCATAGGACTTACCTCCTTGGTAATCTTAGAAGTGTTAATGCCTTTAGCACTATCGACTAAGAACTTTATCATATTGATTTTTTCATTATCCGTTTTTTCAACGAATCCTATATTTTTCATTTCATTACCAGTTGTTGGACTGATTTCTTTTTCGTTTTCTGAAACCATAACAATTCCAGTTTCGGAATCCCAAAAAACATTTTCTAAAGTTGTATTGTCACCTTTAAGTACTGTAACTCCGTCTACTTTTTCAACAGATACAATATTTGCAAACTGATTTGCTGGAGAGTCTACAAGACTTAATTCAACAAGGTCATAATCTTTAATAATTCTAATTTGAGAATCTAACTTCTCATCGTATGCATCGTCCCACTTGTTCATTTTTCCACCAATAGAAAACCCTGTTAAGGTTCCATCCAAAACCTTTTCCCATGTGTTTTGAGCACCTTTAGATACATAAGCAGATACAAAAACACCATTATAAAATTTCTTTGATTCAGGATCAAAATACTTGTCTTGTTTAAATGAAACCATTTTGCCTACTGCTAATGGTTGGTGCATTTCTCTTATGTTACCTCGAAAATTTTCAAATGCTTTCATACTGGCTTCTGTAGTTACAATATCCATCTGACGATCTAAGTTATCTAATGAAGCAAAACCTGAAACAATGCGGCGTTCTTTATCAACCTTACTAAAAGGCATAGAAAGGCGGACATTCTCGCCTTCTGTATTCCATTGGGCTTTTAATATAGACATCGTACTATATATTATAGAGCCCTTTTATACACATGTTATAAACATGTTATAAACAAGGTAACTATTCTGAAGATCTACCTTCGCCTTTTGGATTTCTACCACTAATGGTCGCAGGTCCATCAGACTGATTGTTTAATCTTTCGCCATCTCTTGCACGGTTGGCATCATTATTCATGGCATCTGGTTTGGCTACAAATGGATCGTCTCCACCGTCTCTTTGTGGAAGACCTAGTGCTACCCTGGCTTCGTTAGGCATCATAATCTGTGTTTTTACATATCGTTCAAGAATTTGTGATTGTGCTATCTCATCTGTTAGTGTTAATTCGTTAAACTTGAACTCTAGGATATCTTGTTTTTCACGTATAATCTTGTTGATTTGTTTTTCTAATTGTGCTTGTGCTGGTCTGGCTACCTGCTCTTTAAATGTTCGATCTTGAGCCAATGCTGCTGCTATAGCACCTGAGTCTGAGCCACCTAGTTTTGAAAGTGGTACCTGATGGGCTACCAAGATGTCGTCGCGATTTTGTTTTCTATATTCTTTAAATGATCCTTCTTGTACGCCAGATTCAATAGGTTCCATCTTAAACTCTACCTTGTTGTTTTCTGTATCTCCAGGAAGAGGTATATAAAGCGTTCTATGGTTTTGACCCTTTAATCCAGTTTGCAAAAACCTAAACATCTTATCTTCTGCATCCGCAGACAGTTTGGCACCTTTCATGGTCACCACATATCTTGGAACTGCCTTATTGCTAAAATAGTCAATATTGTATTGTGAGGCCAATTGATCTCCGTGTAGAGATGATATTGCTGAAATAATGTCTGGAACACCGTAAAATGTATTTAGTGGTGAATACTGTTTAAAATGAATAATCTCATTTGGCCTACGATCTTCGGTTACTGGGTTTGGATTTGTAGCACCAAAATTTCTGAAGTAAACTACCTTGTTTGCAATAACCTGAACGTAACCATCTCTTAGTCTACGACAACGCATTGTGGTTGCTGGAATATGACCAACGTATCCAATTTCACCACGAGTAGTTCTTCCAACCTCCATATAACCATTACCAATGGCTTGAACATCTGTATATATCTTTTCCATAGTTGTTGTAAATGAATCATCTTGGTTTAAACTTTCTAACCAATCACGTAACTCTATTTTTGCTCTTTCAATTCTGTTCCTTGCACGACTTACTGCTGCATCATCAGAGGAGCCTTCCAATTTAAGCATTGTTCTTTTTGATATTTCAAAATCATAACCTAAACCTACAATATTTTCAACTTTAGCATCAATGGCTGCATGATTAGCAAAAGATGTATCATAGTAATTGGCAAGTTCATAAACATTCCATGGTGGTGTAATAACATCAAACAATCCGTATCCATTTCTAAAAACGTTTCCAGGATTTATTTGATTAGAGCGAGCACCATTAATACCTTGGGGTACTGCTATGGAATTATCAATGTATGACTGTTGAGTGGTATCAACTAAAGCCTTAGACATTCTTGTTGCACGACGCTTAAAGTTATTATCTAAACCAGAATAGTTTTTTAGTTCTTCCCAATTTTTATTAAATGGATCTGCATTAGCAAATGCGTTTATTTCTTTTTCATTTTCGTCTATTCTTGCACCAATGATGTAATTAAAATCTTCGCTCATTATTCTTCATCGCCATACTTAGCAATTGTTGCTTTTGCTGCTGCAACTGCACCTAGATCATTGAGGTTTGGAATTAACCCTGACTTCATTCTATCTACTTGCTCTGAATACTCTTCGTCTGTAACTCTTCCCATACCTGGAAAAAACACAGCCTCTCCATCTGGCTCTCCATAATATGCTGCTGCTTTTTTAATTTCTGATAATGCAAAAATATCACCTTTCATGGCAGGTATATTTAAGATATTGCCACTGCCGTCAGTAAACCATCTACCATTTGCTCTTTTCCAAACATAAATACCCCAATCATAGTTTTTATCAATAAGGGTTATCTTAGAGTCGCCAATCTGGCCTTTCATACGAGGTTTACTTTTTTTATTTGGATTTTGATTATTCATAACCATTAGTATACCATATTATGTTGGATTAAGGACATATTGTTGCCATGATGAACCAATATGTATAGGATTTTGAGAACTTTTTGCCACCAATTGCTTTTCTCCATCATTTCCAACTATAATCTTGTTTGTTCCCATATAAGTTTTATAAATATTAGATGGGGTATCACCAAAATCTGAAAAAGATGTTTTTACCAATACACCAAACCACAGATATCCCTCATTCCAAAATTCCCAATCAAAATCAAAAGGTGTCTCTGAACCTATAACGTATTGCTGCTTTACTTCATCCCAGATTCTAGTTATAGAACTTTGTCTTTGTTGTAATCCAGTTAATTTATAATAAGATATATGGTTATAGGTTAATGGGCCATTTAGATTTATTGATCCAGTAAACGAATTAAATTTAAGTGGTTTTGCAAAAGATACGCTCAAAAAATACCAAGTTTTACTATCTATTACTGGATTTGCAACCAATACTCCATTTAAATAATAAGATATTCCATTTTGCAACTGACCAGTTTTTGAATCAATAGCATATATCTTTGCTCTTTGTCCAGAATCTCCATTTGAAACAGCATAAAAATTAATTGTTGACTCAACCGTACTTACTTGAAATATTTGAACTGGTGTATAAGTAAACTGAAAGTTATCACTTTTAATTGCTAATTGAACTGTAGATACAGAAAAAATTGCATCTTTATTTTCATTAATTGGCATACCAATGCCTCTATTTTGATAGTAATTAAAATCACCTTTTAGTTTTATTCCAGAATATCTGGTTAGGTATAAGTATGGGTTAGAATGCTTATATATACTTATTGGATTTTTTCCTCTATAGTCATTATATATTCCATTCTTTATATATGGATATAACTTGCTTCCAGACTTTGTACTAATAGGAGTAAAAGAATTTTGTTCTAATGATCTAGATGAAAACTCCATTGATCTAATTTTTATTTTTCTATTTATAGTTGATCTTACTTTAAATCTTAAATGCGTAGATATTGACAAACTTTCAAAATTAATAGATGAGGGTGGATAAATAATTGTATCATTTTCAACTAAAAATATAGTATTTTGCCAATCTGGATAATTGTCTAAATTTAATATTCCACTTTTTAAGGCTGGAGCAATAGTTGTAAAAGATTCAAAAGATTTGTTGATGCCTGTTTTTGTAAATTGAAAAGAAATATACGATTGAACCAATGAGTTAATAGAGTCATATTCATAACTTAAATCTGATCGATTATACTGTAAATCATCATAGGTATTATATCCGCTAAACAATGAATTATCTAGTACCTCATATGATTGCTGTGTTGGTATTGCAAATTTTTCATTTAATTGTCCATATGTCCATCCTCCTTCATCTTCAACAACTTTAAATATAGATGGTGATGGAAAGTTAATATTGTATTGAATATAATCTAAAGAGTATTCTTTTTTATTAAAAGAATTTGTTGTATATTTAGCAAAATATTTTAGTGGTATATAGTCTTCCCAGTAACCAGCAATACCTATATCAAGATAGTACTTACCATACTTTACTGTTGGATGAAGAGTATAACTGGCTAGATCATGTAAAATGTGCACATTTATATTGCTATTATCTTTAATTATTCCATTATTTTGAAACTGTGAAGAAAAAAGTTTATGATTATTTTTTGTTGACAAACCAAACCTATACATTTTTTGATTAAAACAAGAGTCTCCACTTTCGTTATTTAATAGTATAAGTTTTAATGAATCTTTGTTGCCAAAAAAGGTTGCAACATCTTTTCCAAATTTTGATATCAAATCTGAAAGGCATACTCCAATTTCAACATATTCGTTTGTTTGATAGGTTGATTCATAAAGTACTGTCTCTGTTCCTGATACATTTATTTTATATATCAAGTCTCCATCATCTGTTGTTTGTATAGAAAAGAAATCTGAATTATTTTTATTTTTTATTAATAACAGTGTTGAGTCTAAAAATGTTGTTGTTTTAAAAATACCATGAAACGAACTAATGTCTTCATTTAAAATATTAAAATTATTAAAAGTATAAGAGCCACTATTATTTAAAAAACTAACCCATAGATTATCTTCATTTTGTTCTTCTAATAACTCAACATACCAATCTTTAATATCAACATTGTTGCTAATTGTTATGTTGGGGAGTTCATAATCTGGATTACTCAAATAACTATTATTATAACTTAAATTATCTATTTTTGCCTGTTCCCATTTACCAATATTTGGATAATGATAGTTTGTACCATAATCTGAAAAAGCATAATCTATATGTGCAGATTTACCACTATAATAAGAATCTACTGACTCAAGACTTTGTACTGCCTGGCCATAAACCCATCTCTTTTTTGAAATTATTTCTGGTATTACATAAGGATATATAGCAAAACAATCTACTTCAAATGGATAGACATTTTCGTAAGAATAGAATCCAAGCCAATCTTGATCTTTATCATTTTCGTCTAATTTAGGCAAAAGATTTAATGTAGAGTTATCAATATTTAAATCAGCAACTTTTTCTCCATTTAAAAACAATAAAATTTTATTTTCTAAATATACTATTTGAATTAGCATTGGTCTAAACCATTCTCCAACATAAACAGATTTAAAGTTATTATCAACAACTAATGTTATAAAACAATCGTCTACATATAAACCATCATTAGAGTTCAGTGGACCAAATATTTTTTTACTTTCTAAGGTATCAACTCCAACCCTTATCCACATTTCTACAGTATAATTATTATATCTTCCAGAATCATTTAAAAATCCAAAGCCTGGGAAAATTAAAGATGGTTTTGCTGTTTCATCTTCGTTAATATTAGGAAATAACTTTGTAACATTTGAAGCACCATAAACTAAAGGAACACCAAAGTTTTGTGCATATATTTTATTATTGTTAACAAGATAATATCCATAGTTTGTGTCTGATCCATAAGATTTTGCTACAATTCCTTGAGAAGGCTCTATCGATATATCAGATGGAATAGTTACAACATCTGATCCAATAGAATAATTTTGAAATTCTTCTGACCATTGTCCTATTGATAATCCATTTAAAAAGAATTCATAATCTTCACTTCCATTAATACTAGCAGAATATCCTATTTTAATTATTGCCTGAATAGTTGTATTTTGATTAACTAACTTAAATGTTTCTGATAATAAAAACCATTTATTGGTTACAGATATTGGAACATTTTTTAAAACTTCAACTGGGTTTCCTGTGTTAACATCAGTATATCTATACCCTATGGCTACTGAATTAAGGTGTAAACTTGTTGAATAAAAATAACAAGATATAGAAAAAGTATCTAAATCTGAATTAAGATCTTGAAAATTAAACAAGGTGTCGCTAGTTAATACTGCAACTTTATTTATAGTCGTAGAAGGTATTCCAGTTACTTTATATAAAGACTCTGTTAAGAATGGTTGGGTAGATATGCTAGTTTCTTCTGAAATAGTACAATCAGAAATTGTCCAAGAACTTATATCTTTTTGCCCTGCATTTAAAAGCATTACATAATCTGATTTATCATCTAACGCCCAAAGTGATATTGGATGCTCTGAAAAGATTTTTTCTGCATAAAGATTGGATGGGTTAGACATAGGTTCTCCTAGTCTATTTTATCACACAATGCGTGTAAACCAACGAGGTAATGTAAACCTTGTTCCTTTAACTATTGGCTTAACGCCATGAACAAAGTTTGAGTTATCTGGAAAACATAAAAGATCTCCAGGTTCTGGTTTAAAGGATAGTTCATATTTTGGAAAATATATATCTCCACCCTCATAGTCATTGTTTAAATAAACCAAAGTTGCTATATCTCTTGGCCTAGAAGCATCAAAATGTTCAT